TAGGGTTGTTTGGTGATGGTACTAGTTTTGGAAAATTTGATATTAAAGATATTTGTAAAGAATTGCAAAAAGTAGGGTATGAGTCAAATGGTAACGAGTTATTATACAATGGTCTAACTGGCGAACAAATTGAGACGTCCATTTTTGTGGGACCCGTGTTTTATCAGCGCTTAAAGCACATGGTTTCCGACAAGCATCATAGCCGCAGTATTGGTCCAATGGTGAATTTAACGCGCCAGCCAGCGGAAGGTCGGTCAAAAGATGGTGGTTTGCGGTTTGGTGAAATGGAACGTGACTGTATGTGCTCACATGGTGCTTCCCAATTTACAAAAGAACGATTGTATGATGCGTCTGATGCATTTCGTGTTCATGTATGTAAAAAATGTGGTTTGATTGCTTCGTATAATGATAAGCTTCATATTCATCTTTGTAAAACATGTGATAATAGAACCGACTTTGATTATGTGGAGATTCCTTATGCATGTAAGTTGATGTTCCAAGAATTGATTTCAATGAATATTGTGCCGCGCATTATGACGTGATATGATGTAACTAAAAAATGCTAATAATAAAAAATGAATTTAAAAATGAATAAATAATAATATTTTTTTTATTATTTATTTTATTAATATTTTTTATATATTTTTTACCCTATACATGATGTTAGCTTACCGTAAGGATATATATCGTAATTAATGGTTTCTATTAAATATGATTGAGTAAATCCACATTTTTCACATAATATAACTCCTTCGGACATTTTAAATTTATGAGTTTGATAAGTGTTCGTAATATTCTTATTAGTAGTAGTAGTAGTAGTAGTAGTAGTAGTAATTATAGTTTCTTCAACCATTGGTGTATATGATTGTGATTGTAGTATATAATTACGTATAATTCCGTCAATTTCTTGAATGGTTTGAATATTATATTTTTTATTTGTATTTCTGGTAGCAAAATCAAATTCAACTTTAGTTTTGTTATAATATCCTTGCCAATATACATCACTATTATCATAATCATTGTCCATTATTTTAGATAAATTTGTAACAGGTATATTATATTTATACAGTATTTCTAGACGATTGTCTATTATTTCGCCGGTGGTAATTCCGGTATAGCATTCTTTTATTGAATTATATGTACGAGATTTATGTAATTCTTTTGGAATCCATGCATATATAATATATTCAGGCGATAAAGTCCAATTAATAATAGTGCAAGTCATGACTAATTAGTTATTAAGTTTTAATTTTAAGTATTTATATTAAAAAAGAATTATATTAAAAAAGAATTATATTAAAAAAGAATTACATTTCCTTGCTTGCTTTATAAAGGACATATGAAAGGAACACTCCGAAAAAGTTCTTGGCAAACAAATCTAAAATATTGTAAAGTGTGTTTTTAACACGGTAAGGTAAAATGGCGGCAACGCCATAAATCGCCCATACAATAGAAAAGTACCAAAATACAGTTCTACCTGTTTTGCTATATGAAGCAAAGTTCACGTAGATTAAATAAAACATTAAAAAGAATGGAATAAACCCAACAATAGTTGTAGATAAAAATGAAAAAATACGTTTTTCGCCTAAATAACCACATAACAACATTAACCAGTCTAGTATAGAAACTTTAACAATAAGTTTCCAGTTTTCTTTCAATTCGGTTATGAATGATTTACTTTCAATGCCATTTTCCTTATCTCTCAAGAACATTAAATAAAACATGAATGTAATTAACATGGTAGGTGTTGTTATAGCCCAATCATAGTATCTAAACGGAGTAACATTTTTAATAACATTGAATTGATATATCATCCAAACATAAAATATGGCTTCTACAATTTGAACAATTAATTCTAAAACAACTAACTCGTTAATTAAATAATAACTAGGAGGCACTGGTAATTTTATAGAATAAAAACCAATGATTCCGGTAATGATTTGTATAACTAATGAAAGAATACCAGAAAAATAGATAAAGTTCATTTTATATAATAAAAATAATATATTATTGGAAAACACTAAAAAATAATAATCTAACTAACTTTTATTCAATATATTATTTTATATTTCTATTGTATATAAATAAGATGTCTGGATTTACTACTGATACTATGAAAAGTATAATAGGTGAAGGCATACCTGGTTCTCAACCTAAAGGAGGATTATTGAGTGATATTGAAGGTGGTGGTGAACGTGGTTTAGAGCGTTCATTTATGCGACGTGTTATGGGACATAAAGTTTTTCCTAATGGAAATCCCAATGTCATTACCCCGTTTAGACGTTATTTTAACGCAGGTGATACTGCAGGAACAGTTAATTCGGGACCCTCACTTCTTTTAGGTCCACCGATTAACCAAAGTGGAAATAGTATGGTTTCGCGTATTCATGCTAATCAAGGCGGAACTAGCACTGGTAATGCTTTTTTTACTGGAAACCCAAAGAAGGTATATGAGGGTTCTGACTATGTCCGCTTTAAAAAGATTCAAGCTGGTAATAAAAACTACAATGATTCTAGTTTTGGTGGAGAAAATGGATCTACTGTTAGCCAATCATTACGACGGGTTAGAAGTTAAATTTTATACTTAACATTATTTATGTCATGAGATAATTATATAAAATGATAATTCTTTAAGAATGTTTAATTAAAGTTTATAACAACATTCTAATACAACATTTTATATAATTGAAGAGCAACAAGACCACCTAATACTTGTGCAACAATATAAGGAAAGGCGTCAACCATTTTCATTTTTTTCGCCATTGTCATCATAATAGTTACGGCAGGGTTAAAGTTTCCACCTGATATTTTACCACCTAGAAAAATAGAAAGAGTCAATGCAGCACCAATAGCAATCGGATGTCCAACCGAAATAATGATATAGAGAAAGAATAAAGTTCCGAAAAACTCAACTAAATATTTTTGAAATTGGGAATTGGAATACATTACTATATATATATATATGTATATATTTGATAATATATCAATATTAAATATCAATTAAATTTAATATCAATTAAATATATTATAAAATGAGTATGATTAAACCCGAGACGGTTGGTAGCACGTCAATTCCTACAAAACAAAATATACAAAATAATCAATCAAACGCAGTAATGGGTCTTCCCTTTAAACCGAGCACGATGACACAGGGTAGTTTTTTCTCAATGTCTAGGAGATTATATAATAAAAATGTTAATCAAAATGTAGATGGTGTAGGAAAACCTCTTGGAAATGACGTGAATGCAAAGAAAAAGTGGTATGGTGCATCTTCATCGCGAACGAGTTCTGAACATAGTCGGTTAAAAGGTATAGAAGCAACTGGTAAAGGAAGCACTAATCAAATTAATACACAAACAATGTCGTTCGCAGGTCCTGATCAAACAACCGTAAAATCTGCTTTAGCGCGTTCTAGAGGAAGTGGTTCAGTTGCCCCTAAAAAAAAAGGAGCATACTAGTTTTTTTAATAAAATATAAACTAAATGATAATTTTAATTTATTATACTATTAAAATTATTATACTATAATAATATAGTATAATGGATAATGAAGATATTAGACCGGATAATTGTCCACCATGCCCCATATGCGAAGGAAAGCTAGATGAACAACCAAAAGAAGAAAAAACTGGTTTTTTTTCAAAATGGTTTGGAAAAGGTGAAAATAAAATAAAAAAAACCCAAGATAAATTAATTAATAATGTGACACAAACTGCAAATGAAGCAACAAATAATATAAAAAGTGTAGGGGTAATAGCAATGAATCCTTTGAATAAATTTCTTGGACAAGGAGAAAAGGCACAAGGACCACCACAAGGACCACCACAAGGACCACCACAAGGACCACCACAAGAACAGGAGCAAATGGGTGGTAGAAAATATAAAAATAAAAATAAAAAACGCACTAACAAGAAAAAACGCACTAACAAGAAAAATGGTTCAAAAAAACACTTAAAAAAACGCACTACTAAAAAGCGTTTTATTAAACGAAAGTAAATTTAAAATAGTATCCATACCTTATAGCATAACACACCTTATACTATTTTCATTTCTTATTTGTTTTCATTAAAATTTTAAATAAGAAGTACATGCATAATAACCCCAGACAACTATAATAAAATTTAATTAAAATATCATCAGGCATTTTACTGTAATCTATTTTTGATCCATTTAATGTTCTAGATTCTTTTAATGAAGAGCTACTATTCATGCTACTAAATGGTTCTTCTTCTGGCTCTAATTCCTTTAATTCTTCCTTAGATGGTTTTGGGTGGCCTGGTAAATTAAACCAAGCGGGATTCATTAATTCAATATCTTTATTTAATATATATCTAGAATCGGTTTTATTATCGGTTGTAGGATCATCATCAATAATTTCCATAGTAATTTTCTGACACGTTGATCCTGGCTTAGAAATAAAAGATAAAAGTATTTGCATTGGGTTTAATTGTGATGCAGTACTCATAAGACCAGGCAATAATCCTTTAAACGAGTCAAAATAGACATTTGACATATTTGAAATAAAAGGAATAGAACCGTCAGGCACATTATTAATATAGAGGGAACGTGTTACTTTTTCACGCGTTTCTTTATCGGTACATTTGAGTGGAGTATCAACAAAAAATTTAGATCCTAAAGGTCCTCCAGTAGTACTTGCACATTCTCCTGATCTACAACTACCAGAAACCATTAGGTCAATATAACCAATCAATCCGTTAATATTGTCACCTAATTGCCCCCATGTTCCTTCTGAACTCATATCCATTTGAGATGGTGTTTTTACTTTTGAAGAGTAATCATAATCAAGACCAATTATATTATCTTGTGCATTTGCAACACCATTTTCTTTTTCAACGGCGCCAAATTGTCCGGTGTTTTTATCAAGCATTGTATATTACTATATATTTTTATTTTTTATTAGTTGTTATTTGTATTTTATTATTTATTAATTCTTGATTTAAAACTTTCATTTATCTTTTTAACATCTTCGTTTATATTCATAATTTCTTTAATGTCATTTTGTATTTCCTTTGCAATACCTTGATTATATTGTTCTATCTGTTTTTCCTCTTCTGTTTTAGTATCATTCACTATTGCGTTTTTATTTTTGGCCGCGCTACTGTCGTTCATTTTTTTTAATATTTTGCCGTGTAAATCTGGGTTAGGTTGTTTTTCAGGAGGTAAATTCTCTATAACGTTATTATTTTGATTGTTAATTTCGCTGAACCCTTCTTTTTTACTATTGCGGTCTTTTAAAAATTTAAAAAAGTGAAGAATTATAATAACTAAAAGTAAGCATATAAGAGAATTCAAAAGTATCATTTTATATTATATTATATTATAAACATAGTTTTATTTCTAAAATATATCTCTCTATATAATAAATAATGCCTTTAATTCCTATATCTCCTTATGTAACTTGGAAAAGTATATCTACTAATAGTGCGGTGCCATCTAATTCTAGACCTAGCTATAACGCAAGCGGTCCTGATTTTAAAGCACGGCCGATTAATCATTGGCGTAAACAATTAATACCCACTTCAGGAAGTGGTGGACGAAACCGTCGCGCGAGTGTTGGAATACCGTTTGATACGCCAGGTGGTTCGGTTTATTTAGGTGACGTTACAGCAAATACATCATGCTTGTTAAATACAATTGATAGCACTGTTGGTATTAAAGAAAATATTGTTAGATACAATGATACGAATTTTGTATACAATGATCCAAGTGGATGTATTATAGGCGCATGTGATCCTGTTCAAAAGATTATTAAACGAGGAACAACGATTATTAATAAAGAAAAACCATATTATCCGGATATGAGGAGTTATTTAAGGGCCCGTAATCAATTGTATGAACAAAAATTAACAGCTTTGCCTATTTCAACTATAACTTATTTAGATGCCGACAATAATTTATTACAACCATCTGATGCAACTGATGGACCGCAAGTAAGAAAAACTCAAAATTGTAATCATTGTTCAACATTGACGAATTCCACAACTATTTATAAACCGAATAATATGAATTTTTCGCAACAAGGTGCGGTTGATAGTAGTTCACGCCTTGAACGGTTGAAATTAAATACAATTAATAAAAATGCAGCTTCTTTTAAAACAACGTTTGGTACTACTGCGCCGAAATATATGGGAAGATCAGAAACGCCTTATTTTCTTAAATCTAAATATCAAGTTTGTGTGCCGCCAAAAGTGAATGGCCGACAATTAAACTGTTAAGGAATATTTTCATTAATTATAGTATTTTTAAATTAAACAAATTGGTATTTACCCTATATTTTATATATAAATATAGTGTAAATAATGAGTGGTTGGCTAGACCCAATGATATTAGAGTTTAATACCATTGGTGGGACATTGCAATTACCTATTTATAATGTTTCAGGAACTTACCGAGTGGCTTGGGGCGATAGGCCAATTATTGAATACACTGGTGTAGCAACACCATCTATACCATCATATGCTACTAATCCAACAGTACAGGTTCAAGTAAAGGATGATGGGTCGTCAAAAATTGGCAGGTTTGGCAATAACATCTATCCTTATACTTCGGATGGCTCCGATAAATTAACAGCAATAACGCAATGGGGTGATTTTAATGGATTAGAAGCGATACATAGGTTCGGAGGTGATGTATTGACCGAATTGCCGAGTGATTTACCAAGTACAGTGACAAATACAAGTCATATGTTTGATGGTATGCTTAATTTTAATGTTCCACATATTGGTGCGTGGGATGTTAGTAACGTGACGAATATGCAATATATGTTTAATTATGCGCAAAATTTTAATCAAGATATTAGTAAGTGGGATGTCAGTAAGGTGACGAATATGTACCAGATGTTTACTTATGCGATTAAGTTTAATCAAGATATTAGTAAGTGGAATGTTAGTAAGGTGGAGGATATGTTCCGGATGTTTGATCTTGCGAGTATTTTTAATCAAAATCTTGGCGCGTGGGATGTTAGTAAGGTGACGACTATGGTTTATATGTTTTCACGTGATAATATTCCTAATAACCCGATGATGTCCCCATTAAATTTAAGTAATACGTTAATCGGGTGGAATGCACTACCTGCTGTAGCATCTAACGATATTTTTCACATGTTAGGTGCGCCATATTATAATTTAGAAATATATCAATCTGGTCTAAATGCGTTAACTGATTTATCAAATAATAAACCGTGGTACAGTAATACTTACACTAAAACACCGTTATCAGATCCATCACTAGAGCTTAGCTACAATGAACCCACCACACGCGCATATATTCTTAATCAAGCAATTGAATCCTATACCCCTTCTTTTTTTCCGAGCTCAAGTAGTCCTCCTATAAATTTTACATCTTCCACTTTACCAAGTGGATTATCATTAACAGCATCAACCGGTATTATTTCAGGGACACCAACTGAATTTTCAGGCGTCACTTCATATACGATTACTATAACGGGAAATAATCAAACAAGAACAGCCGATATTTCTTTAAGTGTCATTGGTATCACTTATGAACCAGCGAGTCATGATTTTCCAGGAAACACTACAATAAGTAGAATAGATATTAGTTCTTTTGGTGTTTCAAACCTTACTTATACAATATCACCGGATTTACCAACCGGTTTATCATTTGATGAATTAACCGGTGCTATTACTGGAACACCAACTGCCTTTCAAGCAGAAACAACGTATGATATTAGTGGAACGGATACAACGACGGGTATTGTTTATCCAGCGACTTTAACGTTACTCGTACGCCGAGTGCCAATGATATTAGAGTTTGAAAGTGTGTCAGGCATAACACTGCCAATATATGATATTTCGGGGAATTATAGCGTGGATTGGGGTGATGGTATTATAAATAATGACACTAATAGTCACAATTACACCCCACCTGGAGCAAATCCTACCGTAAAAATATACGTATCTGAAAATAATGGGTCAAAAATTGGCAGGTTTGGTATTGGTATTTATCCTTGGACTTGGTCTGGTCTCAATGAATTAACGGCAATAACGCAATGGGGTGATTTTAATGGATTAGAAACGATAGATCAGTTAGGAGCAGCTGCTTTGACCGGAGTGCCGAGTGATTTACCAAGTACAGTAACAAATACAAATCATATGTTTCGGAGTGCGACTAATTTTAATCATCCAAATATTGGTTTGTGGAATGTTAGTAATGTGATGAGTATGGGTAATATGTTTGGTGATGCGAATAAGTTTAATCAAGATATTGGTAAATGGGATGTCAGTAAGGTCACGGATATGACTTATATGTTTGGTGATGCGCATAAGTTTAATCAAGATATTGGTAAGTGGGATGTCAGTAATGTGGAGGATATGCGTTATATGTTTAACTTTGCGACTAAGTTTAATCAAGATATTAGTAAGTGGAAAGTCGGTAAGGTGACGAATATGGAGAATATGTTTTATCATGCGTATGATTTTAATCAAAACCTTGCCGCGTGGGATGTTAGTAAGGTGGGGGATATGTACGGTATGTTTCATGGTGCGAACGCCATGACCGCGTTAAATGTAAGCAATACGTTAATCGGGTGGAACGAAAAAATAACTGTAACACCTTACACAACTAACACTATTACGAATATGTTATATGGCCAATCTATTTATCCTTTGGGTGCTGCGGCCCTAGGTAGTCTACAATTTAAAAATTGGACCGGCGTTGCTAATCAAACCGTACTGACAAC